GCCGCCTGTAGGGTCAGGACAGGCGATAACCCGACGATCCACACCGTATCTACGAGTAACTTCATCGGCAAAATCCCAAGTTGTGGCACCGCCAGTCAGCATGATCTCGTCAAACACGTACAACGTGTCCTGATCTTTGACCGCGCAGATGCCACTCATTGGATCCACGTTGAAGTCAACGCCCAGCAGTAACGGTTGAATCGAAATGTCCTTGGCGTCCGTTGAAATGTTGTCGTCCGAAAAGCTGATGGCCACCAAACCAGTCAGGTTCTCGAAGGACGCTTCGAATTCCTGGCGGAACGTGCGCGTATCAAGTTGAGCGCGGGCTGCTTCGACCTCGTGCTTACTGACGTTTCCGCCCTCAATCGTTGTATAGCTCCATCGTTGCCATTCGTTTGTTTCGTCGTCTGGGACATAGCACCACAAGTCATAAAACCAGCTAGCTGTACCGTCTGGCGTTGAAATAAACAACGCCCAACCCTCTTTATCCGCCAATGCAGGTCTGATCACCTCAAACCAGACCTCTGAATCCATAAATGCCGCCTCATCCAGCACCACACCGCTCAAACTCCGGCCTCTCAACGCCATTGCGTTCTCAGTGCCCTTCAATTCAATGGTTGAACCGTTGATTAGCTCGATTCGTAGGTCTGTTTCGTTCTTGCTCTTGATCCAAACCTTCGGAACCAGCTTTTTTAACGCTCGCCATGCAATATCTTTCGCCATCCGGTACGTCGGGGCACAGTAAAAGAACGTTTCACCCGGACGATTGAGCGCTCCACGAAGTAGCTCAACGCATGACAAGTACGATTTGCCGAATCGACGACCGGCAACTAAAACCCGGAATCGTTTGTCGCTTGAGAAGACTTGGCCCTGCGCCCATCTCAGGCTTACAGGCTCTGCTTTTGTGCTCATGGCTATTACATTACACAGTTTTTCAACCCCTACCCCCCTTTGGGGCGTGCCAGATCGTATGGCAGGCAGTTATTATCTGAAAAAAGGTCGATAGGTTGATGCCTGAGCCTCTAACGGATCGCACCACACAAGCAAAAGAAGATCGCGTTAGGCGGCTCTATCGACGACAGCTCGATGGATTGTCCGCTCGTGCGCTCGTGTACGACCACAAGGAGAAAGAACAGATCTCAATCAATACTGCTTGGCGCGATTGGGCAGAAGTTAAAAAGCTCGTTGATGAAGACTGGCAAGCTGATCGCGACAACATGCTCGCGCGTCTTCAACACATGCGTACCAAACTCTTTCATCAGGCTCTGAAGAAGGGACAGTTGCAGACCGCTAGTCAGGTGCTCGACTCCATCGGACGTGTCATCGGTGAATCCGTTGAGACAGTCAATATCCAGGCACCTGAACTTAAAATCTCCATCGAAGATAAGGGCGACTGATCCCCACGCTCACAACTTCAGACCCCTGCCCCCACCTAAGGGGGCTTTTTTATTACACGAGTACTGTTGTGCAGACATATGTGTAAGTAGTGGGCAACCTGCTACCTGCTGCGGCGATTTGCAACCGTACCCCCCGGCAGCTGGGCGGCTGGGCAGCCAGCGAAAAACCGGAAACGGTGGGAAAAAGTGCGAAAAACCCACGTTTTGCCAGCTTGTGCCAGTCGGCAAGCTGACCCAATTTCTCCCCTGACTATTGCAAGACACCAGTAATTGTGCAATACTGTAAGAGAAGAGAGGGGAGATCTTCCCCGCTCCGTCAGTTCAGCACCTTGACAACTACATAGGGAGCAGATCCGCACCAACAGCACAGCCCCCAGGGTTGCAGCTGCAGGCGCCGACAGCAGACCTCAGCGGTTTGCACGTCACCGGACTGCACCCAACCAAGACAAGCGAGCCAGCCCTCAGACGGGTCTCTGATCTGCCTAGGGGTGGTCGCTTGGATCATCCAATCAACTCGATTATCTGATCACCATGAGCAACCCGACAACGTTCTGCATCGTGCTCGCCAGCTACATCACCGCTGGTTTGTTCGGTGTCGTTTTTGTCCAGACTGCGCTCCAAACTCCAATGGTTCAGCACAGCGGCACTCAGGCCTACGTTCGCGTGGTGCGCTGAGATGGCTTTGATGTCTGACTGTCCCCTCAAGACCGCTCTTGAGGCTCGGTTCACGGATGACTCAGAGATCCGGGATGTGGCCAGCTATGGCTGTATCCAGGGAATCTCTGGATTCACCTATCGCAAAGAGATCAACGACTTCTTTAACGAGCATGAGGCAGACATTGAGAGATGGCTGCTAGATGAACACGATTTCACCTTGGAAGGTTTTTCCAAACGTGCCAAAAGTATCCATCAACTTAAAACTGCGATGTTATGGAAGGCGGTCGATCTTTACTGCCAGGAGATTGTCATCTACAACGAAACATTTCAGCCCGCTTAATTGCGGGCTTTTTTCTTGTCATCTACTACCGCACCAATAAATGCGCAAAATCGAATCTGAAATGGTGGCCGCAGTTTGGAACCATCATGAATGGAGAAAAGCCAACACGAGAGTAGAGATTAAAGGCCCTCACGCAATGGTTTTTCTTCACGGCAACCATATCGCAACGTTAAATCGTTTCGACAAGTGCCTGGAATTTTATGGAGGTTCCGACAGCCGCTGGTTCAGCCGCACCACATTCAGCCGGTTGAATGCTTTAGCGCTGCAGTTCTGCGGCGTTAGACCGTTCTATACCAAGCGCCACGTTCCAATGATCAGCACCTGCAGGGGTGACCGTGAATGGACCTTGCGCGATTTCTACAGCTTCAACGCTTCCGGCTGCTGAAAAGATGAGCCCGCCATTGAGCGGGCTTTTTTTATGCGCTGAGCCGGATGAGACATTCCTCAGCTCTGCAGTCTTCGAGCTTGGCTCGGACCCAGTTAAGGCGACCGGCGACCCTGCGACCGTCGTTGGTGTCTTTGTAAACGTGAAGCGCTTCGAGCAGGAGCATCCACTCATCAGCGCAGAAGTGAATGGTCTTAGTGGGCGCTGGGTCAGTCATGAATGGGCCGCTTGCGGTTTCCGTGAATGGTCTGTATTGTAGTACAGGAGTCAAGGGGATCAACCTGGCTCCGCCCCATCATCAAATCATCAATGGACTCAACCGTTAGTAGCACGTTCTTTTTTAAGAACGGATCAACCGTCAGGTTCGGAACTGGCTCCGCCACCTTCCAAGACGATCTCAACGTGACGACCGTCATGGTCCACAACGACGCCCTGCTGGAAGCAATGGCGGTTTATCTGAGCAAGCAAGACGCCGACACCTTGGCTCGCTTTGTTCACCTGTTCTCGCCTCACGTACTGGAGGCTCAGGCTTGAAACGCTCCAGTGACACCAGAAAAAAACACGTCGGGGAAGCTGTGCGACTCCTAAGCCTTGGCTACCAACCAGCAGCCGTGGCTCTTCGCCTTCAACGGTTGTTTGGCATCAGCCGCGCCACAAGCTTCCGTGACGTTGAAACGGCTAGCGCTGAGATGGATGCAGAAACCATCGAGCTGGACGCTGACACCGAACCAGCGCCCATGACAGAACGCCGTAACGCCATGCTCTGCGACCTTGAGCAGGCCTGGATGGAAGCTTCAGCACAACACAACGTGCAAGAGCTGATGCAGCTTTCCAGAGCCTGGGAGCGTCTTTACCGCATGGGCGGCGATCAGTCTCACAAGTTCTGAGACCTTTGTCTCACACCGCTCCAATCATCATGAATCCAACCAAGCTCACAACAGATCAACGAGAGTCCGTGGCAATCGCCTTAGGTGAACGCACTGGCATGGATGTCGATGCAAACGATGTCGCAATCATGGGGAAATGGTTGTTTCACAATCACCCTGACTACGAAGAAGTGGACATCTACGAACTTCCGCTGCCTATGTGCGCTGAAGTTTGGGAAGACTGCAAGCTCGAAGAAAGCCCTTTCGGCACCAAGGACCCTGCAACGCTCCAAACAACCATCATCAGGCTCGAATCATGATTGATTGGAAACCTGTAGATCGGTGGACTCGTGCTGGGTCTCGCGGTCGTCTGATCAAATGTCCACATTGCGGCCATGAGGGTCGCGTCTACCACTTCTCCTGGTCTGCTGTGACATGCCAAGGCTGTAAGCGCATGGTGGAAAAATCAGACTTCACCACCCGAAAATGACCTTCACAGACCACGAGCTTGAGCTGCTGGTTGACTCCATCTCTTGGGAGCTTGACTTCCTGGAGTCCACCGGCTGGCACGAGTCTCCGCGCCATCAAACCCTTACCGAGCTTCAAGCTCGCATCCAATCATTCCTTACGCACCAATGACCATCATCCGAACAGACGACATCGACGACCTTCTGCCGTCCGAATACAAAGATCCTTGGCCGCCTCTGTCGGACGAGGAGATCGAAGACCGAGAACGCCAAGCCGAATGGCAGGACTATCTCGACTCCATCCCTGACGCTGCTGAACGTAACCGCAACCTCAAATGATTGAACGCAAAAAAGCTGACCGCTCCATTGAGCAGCTGCTCTGTCTCATCCTCGGCAAGCAACACGCCAAAGCATCTGAACACCTTGACTACAACAATGCAGAACGCATCGAGTTCTGTTTCAAAATGGTTCACAGTGAAGCTCAAAAGATTGTTGAAACCACTGAAGCCTCACAGCTCTCAAAAGCCATTAATGCTTCACGGATGAAGCTAGACAGCCTTCAGTCCCTTAAAACCCTTAACCAACTCATCAACGAAGTCGAATGGTAAACGAATTCACTCAAGTCGAATCAATCGTCAAAGATCTCAAAGCCATCATTGATCGCGAAGACAAGCGTCATCAGATGGATCAACATCTCACCACTTCTATGCGTCATCTGCTGGAAGACGAGATTATTCCACAACTTGAAAATGAACTTGACTTTGACCCGACTCCTGAACACCTTTGGGATCTAACCGCTGGAGAACCTCCGTT